AATCATAGCATAATTTTCGCGTATGCCAGAGACCGCAAAGCCCTTGTATTTTCAAGGTTTTTCAATCTGATAAGTCGCGAAAATCGCTTGCGATAGCCCTGAATTAGTAACAAATCAGTAACGAGCTAGTAACAGCTCCCGATGCGCTCCGCCCTCGCACAATGCTATCGGTAGTAGTATATCATCCGGCGAGGAATTTGACAAAAAGAGAGCGGGCTTTCGCCCGCTCCTGTTTACTCTTCGTCTTCGGCCTGTCTGTGATAGCTAAGCTCCCCGAGCCGGATAAGCGCTTTCGTGTCGTAGAAAAAGCTCAGGTCTGCTCCGCAGTTATGCTCACCCCCGTCCGTGATGGTGTGCCGCACGCTCCGGAAGTGCTCGTCGAGCCTTTCAGCCGTACCGGTATCGGCAAGCCCCAGCGTGAGCGCCGTGAAGTCCTTTGCGTAGCGCTCCATCATAGCGAGGAGCATGTCATAGGTCTTTTCGCTCGGATAAATCTTCATCGCGATGCAGCGGCCGATAGTCTCCAGCCGCTGGTAGAGGTCGCGCAGTAGCTTCGCCTCATTGGTGCCAGTCTTCGCTCTGTAGCCCTCCGCACGGATGAGCTCCGCAGTCGCGTATGCCTGGAATTCGTCGCCCTCCGCCCACGCTTTCGCTGTCTCCAGCGCCGTGTCGCTTGCCTCTCTGAAATCCGTCTCTGTCAAGTATCTTTTCATTGCTCTTCCTCCTTGTGTGTCGGGCTTGTCCCTTACATCGGCCACTCATCCTTGTGCGCATCGTGCCAGCGGCTCTCCCACAGGTCGCCGAGCGCCAAGAGCCGCTCCGTGTCGTAGAAAAACGCAAAATCTTTTGCGTCGCGCCCCAGCGTCTCGCTGATCGCGTCGAAATACTCCTTCATCCGGTCGCGCACCATGTCCACGCGCCAGCCGCTCCGGTCCGGTAGTATCTGGTCACGATAGCCCCGCGCGTACAGTTCCACGGCGAGGACTACATGTTCCTTCCGCTCCTCGGGGATGTCGTGCTGTGCTCTGCGCCACGCCTCGAAAAGCTCCCGCGCGAGTAGCCGCAGCATCTCATAGGGATAGCCCGCATCCGCTGCGCGTCCGTGCAGCTGTATCACCTCGACCAGCCGTCTCAGCCGGTCGGCGTCACCTTCGATGCACTCCCGCAGCAGCTCCGGCATCCCGCCGTAGATGTCCACAAGGTCTTTTTCCTCCAGGTAGTGCTCAATCTCTATCATACTTTTCTCCTTCTGTATGCGCTCCGCGCACGCTTTTTTGATGAACCCATTGACTGACTCTCCCGCTGCATCCGCTGCCGCTTTCAGGCTGTCATAGTCAGCGTGCTGCATCTCCAGCGCTACGCGCCTTACCGCTCGCTTTTTATAGGCTGCATTGGCGCGCTTTCTTGCATCGCTCAGCATGTCATACCTCCTTTTCGGCTCGTACCTATATAGTAGCAGGTGTCGGCATGTGTGTACATGTACAAAGTGCATAAACCGGTGCCTAATTTTTTGGGTAAAATTAAGCTTGCTTTTACATGCACACACATGTATCATATAACCATGAGGACGCCACAGGGGCGGACACACAAGGAGGAAAAGACAATGACGAATGAAAGAATCGAGAAGGCAATCAGCGACGGCGCGAGACGGTGGACAAAGGAAGGCTACGACCGGCTGTATGTGTCACCGGAGCTGCTCGGCTTCTCCTACAATCGGTACCACACCGGAAATATCAGCTGCGCGTACTGGGACGGCGAGCGCATCTCTAATGCCGAGGGCGGCCGCATCTTAGACACCAAGGTCTACTACGACCTCACCACCGACCGTGTGAGCGTGAAGGGTTCGACCTACTACCACAGAGAGGCGCTGCTCGAGGCAGCAAAAGAATTCTTCGCTTAACACATCAGCAGGGTGGGGGCGAAAGCCCCCTACCCCTTCACTATAAACCGACGTATAATCAAATCACCGCGAGAGCGACACAGAGGAGGACACTATGGACGCAAGATATATCATGAATTACACCGCTTTTGAGCTCATGTACGAGGGCATCAGACACACCGATGTCGAGGAGCGCGCCGAAGAGTGGCAGCTCACAGCCGAGCAGGTCGAGACGCTGAAAAAGCGGCTGCTTGAAGAAGAAAACAGCGTTTATAAGTGCTGGCTGCGCAACCTCCCGCACTGCGCTTTCTTCGAGCAGGACGACGAGGCAGAGGACGACGGACTTCACCTCTTCTACGACAGCGATGCAGCAGATGACGGCTGGTATGTAGGGGCCGATGCGCTCACGACCATCGCGAGAGACCTCCGCGACAAGGTCGGCGGCGCGCGCTATTGTATCAAGTCCGGACTTTTCCCCGCCCTTGCGGACTACACCGAAGATCTCCTGATCCTGCTCGATGACTACTACGAGCGCGCAGTAGATTACGACGACGGCAAGCACGAGGACTATGACTCTCCCGCAGTGCTTTTCGGCAATGGCTGGCGTCCGTCCGAAGTCGAGGACATCTTCTACCAGTGGCCGGATAGCTTTGAGTCGATGCGGGACTTCATCCGCGCACTCCGCGCCGAGTACATCAGCTGGATTGAGCAGAGGGTCGCCGATATGGAGGACGCCATCGACGAGCTCGACGAAGACGCTGCCGACTACGACGAACGGCGTGAGGCACTTGCCGAAAAGTGCGCTGCCGATATAGCAGACGATATGATCTGCAACGCCGGTATGGGCGAGCCGCAGTACCTCTACCAAGTCGAGGACTACGACAGAGCACTTTCGACCGAGTACGGAGTCGATGTATACGGTCGAGTCCTGCGGATCCTGCGCGAGCAGGCTGGAGTTGATGAGGAATAAAAAATAAGGGGAGAGGCGAAAGCCCCTCCCCGTTTTACTTACTCTTCCGCTGTCTCCGGTGCGCTCGTGTCACCCTTCTCCGTCTCCGGCGGCGCATAGCCTCTCCCACCGTCTGCAAGCCCCTCACTGAGGGCATAGCCAATCATCGTGGCGCCCGCCATGATGATGGCAGACACCTGCGTCGCCTGACTCTGATTTGCCCCGCAGTAGACCATTACCTCGAAGACAAAGGCCACCACTGCCGTCCAGAACTTTCTGCTTGTAAGTTTTCTGATTACACTATTCATTTTCGTTTCTCCTTTCAGTAGGTAAAGTCGTGCTTCTCGAGGCGCTCTTTGTACTGCGCCATGATGTAGTCCGAGGTGGTGCGGGTGATGTGGTTCCGGAAATGCGGGTGCTCTTCGCAGTAGGCGTCGTAGGCATTGATGTCCATGAGTGCTTGGTCGAAAGAATCCTTGCTGTGCCGCTGCTTGGCGGCAAGCTCATCGCCGAAGCGCAGGATGCGCACGCGAGCCGCTATAGCCCGCGTCTCCTCGCCGAAGGCCTTCACATCGTCGAGCTTGTCCGAGAGCTGCGACAGGCGCTTGTCTACGCCGTCCATGTGCTCCCGCATGTCGCGTGTCATCTCATGGCCGAGCGCCCTCGCAAGCGCCGACCAGGGCTTTTTCCCATGCGGGGCGAGCTTTTCAGCAGCCGTCAGCGCAGCCACCGCCAGCCATCCGGCAGCGGTCACGATGGAGCCTATGTCTGCTGCGCCCACGATGTCGTGCCACCACATCAGTCCTCCTCGCTCTCGTCTTTCGGACGCGCGTTGCTGTCGGTCGCGAGGTCTTCTCTGCCGCGCTTTTTCAGCTCCTCAGTCACCCGCGGCCGCAGCCGCTTCGCGATGTCCGCGAAAAACATCCGACCCGCGATGATCATCTCCGCAATGCGCTCACACAGCCCCTTCGGAATCCTCATCTGCTCCATCTCCTCTCATCATGTCATTGAACATCGTCAAAACGCGCGTCTCGAGAGAGGCGCGCTTTTCGTCGCTCCGCTTTACTGCCGCTTCCAGCTGCGCCTGCCAGCTGACCGGCGTCTCCGATGTGACCACCTTCGGCGCGTCTCCGGAGATGTCCACGCGGTCGACACGGTCGCCGTCCGGCACCTCAAAACTCTCGGCCTTGACCTTTGTCGGGTCGTGGTCGCCGAGCGTGGCGAGCATGTCGCCGGTCGTGCTGTCGTACACTACTGTAACTTTCACTGTTTCAGCTCCTTTCTGCTCATGCGATGAGCTCGATGCGCTCCAGGTGCGCGTCAAAGACGCCCCCGCCGCCTCTCTGCCTGAAATTGCTGCCGTGGGCGGCTACCACCAAAAAGCCCTGCTCCGTCACGCCGTCCAGCGGGATTTCCAGCACTGCGCGTCCGCTCTGCGCACGGAGGTAGGACGCGGCGGCCTCCCGTATCGGCTCCAGTGTGCGGCTCCGCTGCACGCCGTTGATGCGCGAGAAGCCCGCCCAGAGGTTCACCCCGTTGCCATGCCCCATGATGGTGGTGTTGGTCGAGTACGACACCGTGACCAGCGCCCGTCTAAAGGGCTGCAGCGCCACGCTCGGCGTCAGCAACCACACCAGAAGTGAGGGTTCACCGTCACCGTATGGTGTCGAGATGGCGCTCCGTGCATACGCCGTCCGCACTGACTGGTAGCGGCCTGTCGGGCCGATGCGAAAGCGTCTACTGGTGTCGCAGTCACCGTCCGCCCACCCCGAGAGATGCACTCCATCGAAGCGGGCTCCGTCAAAAGGGACGCACGTGCTCGCGTAGTCGGGCATGCTGCCCCAGACCCCTAGCACATTTGTCCCGGCGCGGATATTTTGTGGCAGGACGGTCGGCGCTGGTGCCCACGCCCACATGCAGGTCGGGTCGATTTGGCTACCGCCCGGCATACGCATGAAAACGCCGCGGCCGCGCGCGCCGTAGTCCCCAGCAAAAACCGTGTTTTCGTGCGCATCCATCACGCGCTGCCCGCCGACGTCTCCGGATATCGGCCAGCGGTACATAGCGCCGGGGATTTTCATCCCGTTTTTACTCGTAAAAGTGCAGCCCTGCAGCACCTGCTGCGCCACCGCATCGCCGAGTGCCTCGGAGTCCATGCAGATATGCGGATGGCCGTCCGGGCGCATGTAGTAGGCATTGTGGGCGGGGGCGTGCATCCAGAGCGTGCGAGCGTTGAGGTCAATGCCATACTCTGTAGCGAGGCTCCCGCGCGGGTCTGTGCCGCTCGGACCCAGTGTGTTGAAGACCGGGATTTGTCCGGGCACGCCCAGCGGCGCATAGCCCTGCAACATCTTTGTCCCGTCAAGTCCCGCCGCTCTCGCGACCACATCGACCGGCGCTTTTACCTCCGGCGTGCCGTATCTGCCGTTTTTCCGGTACGCGCCCGGCAGCATACCCACATGCGCCAGACCGTCCGAGATAGTCACGCCCGTGGTCGGCTGCTCGCCCTCGCGCTCTATGAGCGTTCCGTCCATTTTTGCGCCTCTCACCCACGCCGATGTACCGGCTACGATGTCGCCGGGCGCGGCATTTCCGGGTGTCTGCTCTGCGAGAGATGCAGCGGCCACCGCACCGCTGCCGTTATGGTACCCTCGCGGGACAGTGACGCTCTCTCCGGCGCGGAGGGTTTTCTGCATCGCGCCATTGTCCGGCATGGCTCCCGCGCCTACATCGTCGCTGGTGTCCGCTCCGAGGTAGGTCTTTCCGGAAAGCACATCCGCAGCGCGGGCGGTGGTCTCATCCGAGCTTGCGCCGCCGCTACCGCCTGCAGCTACAAAAATATCAGCCATTTCCCGCAATCCTCCTGATTTTTACCTTGAAATCCTCTGTCGGCTTCTTGACCGCACAGAAGAGCATGGCCTTGCCGTCCTCGCTTTCCCCGCCGTCAATCGCGCCGAGCCACTTGCGCGCAGCCTTGGCGGCCTCGAAGCTTCCGGTCTTTGCGATAGCCTTGCCAAGCTCCAGCACATCCGTAGCTTTGCAGCCGGGCAAAACCACTTCCTGCGTGTACGGCGCGCTTGCGGACCACGCAGCAGCCCGCAGCGTGACTTCCCACGCCGTGGGCACCAGTTCCAGCGCCTGCACGCGTGCTTTCAGCGCATTCAGGTCTGTCACATGCGCGTATGCGCTGTGGTCGTCTGCAGCTGTCACCTGTGCGGCATTGCTGACCGCTACATTGCAGCGGTAATAGATAGAGGATTCATTTCCGGCAGTGTTCGCCGGTAAAAAATCCGCTTCCGCGGCGCCCTTGGTGAAAATCGCGTAGAGCGCCTCTTGCCCGCTCGCGTCCTCTGCGTACACGCCCACCTCCGTGATGCGGAACCCCGTCGTCACGCCTGCATTACTCAGCAGCGCGCCGATTTGTACCGTGTCAGAGCCAAGCGCCGTCACATCCGAGACCGCGAAGCGCGCTTTTTCTGCCGCAAGTCCCGTGAGCGCGCTTAGGTCTTCGCTTGCGGCATGCTCGCCGGATCCGGCACGCACGGACGTAAATTTCACTCGCGGGATTGTCCCCGCCTGCGCAGCGGCAATGATACCAAGCCCTGCCGCAGTAATTGCATTTCTCTCTGCCATTTATGCGCCCCCTCTCCGCGCAGTCCCGAGAATGACTATCTTATCCGCGCCGAGGATTGCACCCGTAAAAAATGCTGCGCGCGTCTCATCAGCGTCATAGATCTTTGACACAAAACGCCCTGTGAGCGGCACAAGCTCACCGAGAAGCTTGGTAGCCTGGTCGATATCCAGCCCCGCGCGTTTGACGGCCTGCATAGGAAAGCGCTCAATTCGATAGGAAAAAGGCTCCTCTGCCTCCGAGATTTTGAGCTCATCCGGAGAGCAGCCGAAAATCGAGAGCGCCATCGCATAGACGGACTCATAGTCCGCCCGGAGATTTTTAAGCGCCCTCGCCTGTAAAATCAGCATTCGATATGCAGCATCACTCATGCGACCGCGCTGCACTTTGTACACCCGCCCGAAAATGTCAAGCGCAGCGCCCTCGGCGCTTTCGATATCACTCGCGGAGCGGATGCTCTCAAGGTCCTTTGCGATATCCTCTTTGGCGCTCCGCGCCAGCTCGAGGATTTTCCAGTTATTACTTGTGTTCCGCTTGTCGTAGCAGTCCGGCAAGCGGCTAATTTTATTTTTCAGGTCCATATCATCCTCCGCTTGCCGATGTCGTGATTGTGACGTGCGCCGTGTCGGTCTGCGCGATCTGATGTGCTTCGAGTGCAATGGTTTGCTCTCCCTTGCCGCCGCGTTTGGCGATTGTCACCGCGTCCACATTCACAAGCCCCGGAATGCCTTTGAGACTCGTGTACACGCCGTTTCCGTAGATTGTGCGCCCAGCCGGAAGTCCGTTTATATAGGCAGCGACCGCTTCTTTTGCAGCCACCTCAGAGCCCTCTGTCCAGAGGCCATCCGTGTAAATCGTGAGCTTTACCTCGACCGGTACCATCTCCATCCAGCGGAACGCGATTTCATGCAGTCCGCCCCACTGGTCTCTGACCTGCTCGCGCGTATCGCCATAGGTCTTAGCCCCGAAGGGCTTGCTCTTGAAAATGGCAGCGGCGACGTCATTCGCCCGGGCATGGTCCGCGAGCACAGACACGCGGAAGGATTTTGCCGGTAGTCCGGATGCTTTTTGCTCCTGCATCGTGTCGTTGCTCTCAATCTGCACTTGCGTGACGCTCTGCACCTGATAGACAGCAGCCATGACCGCGCTATAGGTGCCGGAGCCGGTCGAGGAAAGCGCCGCCTCGTATTTTCTTCGTGCCGAGGCATCACTCTCCGGATCCGTGCCGGGCACCGTGAGGCGTGAGCCGCTCACTCCGGTAAGCACGGCACTCGAGTAGTAGGTGGTCGTAATCGCGCCGTCAGCGACGTTTCCGACCGTCCCACGCGTATCGCACTCCACCTCGGCCTCTGCGCTGCCGCCTGTCAGCGTGACGCTGTTAATCGTGTGAAAAACCAAGGTTTTATCTGCCGTCGCGACCTTCGTACCGGCGGGGACGCGCACGCCCGGAGAGCCGGTAAGCGTCACCAGGTGCCGCGCGGGGCTTCCGACCGAGATTGTCACGCCGAGGTTCGCGCAGAGCTTCCGGAGCGCCGCACCGGATGCCGTGAGATAGCAGAACGACTGGTAAATGTCTTCCATCTCTTCTCCGATGTCGCGCTTGTCCTCGCAATTTAGGCGGATGTACTTGCCGAGCGGCGTGCTCTCGCTTGTGTCTATGTCCTCCCCGAAGAGCTGCCGCGCGAGCTCGATGTCGCGCTTAAGCCACTCCGCGTAGGTAAGCCGATGGTACCCCTCTCTTGTAAAAGGCATTAGTCACCTCCTTCCACCTCGAGCGGCACGTCAAAATCTCTGCCGTGCGCTCGGACGGTCGCCATGATTACCGCGTGCCGAGAGGCGCTGTCTACATGCAGCGAAAAGTCCGCGAGCTCTGCTTCTCGGTCGACCGCTTCCAGCGCTTCCTCGAGCTCCAGACGGATGCTATCCTCATCCGGATTTTTCCTGAGGATCTCTGAAAAGCGGATACCCTCACGCGGATTTAAGGACCACTCGCCCCGGTTCGTAGACCATACGGCCCGAAGCTTCTCTGCGAGAAGTGCCTCGTCCCGCGCCATTTGTACTACATTGTCCTCTATCCGGAGGTCATACGGCGCTGTATCTGTCAGCGAAAAGCTATTCATTCCGCCCCTCCTTTCAGAAAATTGCAGCGATCACCGCGTCGCCCATCTGGTGGTGCATATCGCCCACACGCGACACGCTGCCGCCGCGCCACGAGTCACCGAGCACATGCTCCGTGCATACGCAGAGCACGATATCGCCCGCTTCGGGCGGTGTGAGCTTCGTCCAGTGCGTAGGACCGTCTGCCGTCGCCTCAGTGACGGTTTCGGCCTTCCGGACGCTTCGCGGTATCGGCACGCCCTCCAGCGGCACGGCAGGCACACCGGAGGGACTGTAGAGCGGCTGCACTGTCGCAGTCGCGCCGTCCGATGCGAGGACTTTTGCCGTAAAGGCCGTGTGTATCCCCTCTCCGGAGCGGCTTAAAATACCGCTAAGATTTGACTGAATTGACATTTACCCCTCCACGCGAATTGCTTTGATTTCTGTGATCATCTGCTCATCATTTTTTGTGTGCTTACCCTCCAGCACCTTGAAGCGTCCGGAGATTGTCCTGGACGAGATCTGCACCGTGCAGCCGGTGTAAATTCTGTGCTGAAAAAGCATTTTTGCGGAAATGCCGAAGACTGCATCGGTGAAGGCCGCTGCGCTTTCGTCCTGCAGGGAATCGCTGCTTTCCTCCGGCTTATCCTCTGATACAGCGGCGGATTTTATGCCAGCACTTTCTCCGGAGCTGCTCCCTACTGAGAGCGAATTCTTCGTGAGACGCACATCTTTTATTTCAGACCACGGCTCCACGGACAGCAAGCCGCTCTCAGAGCCCAGGTCAAAATATCCTTCGGAAATTGCGGATTCTATCGCGCACACATACACCGCGGATTTACATATCCACGCTTTCACGCCGCAGGCGGATGCCATTTTGCTGATTGCGTCCGTGAGTGAGCCGGTGATTTTAATCGGCGAGGCAAAAACATAGTCCCGCGCGGGCTGAAAAACCGCGGTCGGGATCCCGAGCCGCGCAATCAGGTCTTTAAGAATCACGGTCGCAGAGGTGTTTGCGCCAAAAGCGATGTCCTGCAGCTCCTGATCAGCCACGCCCCTATAGTCCGTGACTGTAAGCTCTGTCACATAATCGAGGTCGTCCCAGTAGCTCCGCACTGCTTTAATCTTCCCGGAAAGCACCTCTCCGACAGAGTCGCGCTTATACCCCGCGGTTATCTTCACAGGGCTTCCGACCTGCAGGCGCGCAAGCGTCGATACCGAGAGATTGAAAATCGTTATAATGCTCTCGTTTACCTCGGTGTCGCTGTCAAATGGGATCTCAAAATGAATGTCATAGCCCGCCTCGGATGAGAGCGTAGTCGCCCCAATCGCGACCGAGACAGACTGTCCAAACAGCCCTTTGGCTGCGTCCTGTCCTGCCGCAGCGCCCATCATGCGGACTGCTTTTGCAAGCTCCGACTGCGGCGTGCGCCTGCGCGGCGCGCTCAGTCCTACCTTGCTGCCGCTCATTTAAGCGCCTCTTTTCCGTTGTCGAGCCAGAGGAAAACTTCTTTTCCGAAGGTCTCCCAGGTCACCTTGTCCACGCTGCCGGTCAGGTCGAGCGGGATAATGTCTACTGCAGGATAAGAGCCGTCACCGAGCCACACGGATGCGAAAAGTGCTTTTCCGTAGACGATTTTCTCGTTGTACACGACCACCTTGCCGCGGCGCGACAAAGTCGCGGTGAAGAAGTTGTGCAGGGCATTATAGTCAAATCGGATCCTAAAAATCTCTCCCGCGAGCTCAATCTGCATTTCACACGGGATGCTGTTTTTATCGACTATGAGCCTATCAGGTACCGTCATATCAGCCTCCCATCTTGAGCCGCGCGCCGACTTTCAGTGTCCGGAAATCCCCGCGCTTTGAAAAAGCCTCGGGGTTCGCAGCCATGATATCCTCACAGCTTTTTCCCTCGCTCCGGTAGGGCCCGTTTACCAGAGAGTAGATAGTGTCTCCGGGCTTTACTGTGTGATACCGTGCGCCGCTGTCGTTCACCTCGACCGATTGCATGCCGAGGCTTACTGTCTCGCGCGCTTCGCGCGGCACA